ATATCCATTTTCTTTTCCTTAACGGTTATATGCTGCGCCAGTCTTTGGCTTTGGTGGCATCTTAATAGTACTCATTGGACTCTTGTCGCCCATTTTCTTATCATCTAGATATGGCTTGAACGGGTCAAACGAATCTTTTGTTCTTGTTCCTGCATATTGAATATCAATCTTAGAATCTTTAGATTGATCTTTGATTGATTGTAAGTATGAATCCCCATATGCTTTGCTTGCTTGTTTAGCATCTGGTTGTTCTTCTAATTCAGTATGATCTAATAATGGGCTATGACTCATTTCATTTTGATATCCTGCTTGTTCGCTATCAATACTATCGTCAAATTTAGTACCTATCACACGAACCATGTTAACATTGTAACCACATAGTTGAGCAATCTGTTGTATCATTGGTTCTGTAGCTGGATATCTAAATTCAGCTTTGATGATAGTAACACTCTCGTTCTCTAAGTTAGGGAAACCATATGGTGATTTCTGTATTGGCGTGCTTGTTGGTTCACTGATTTCCACTGGGTCAAATTTGTTTAGATTGTACTTAAACATATCTATAAAGTTCTTGTCAATGGTGCCGGCAATTTTGATAGTGTAGTTGTAAGTATGTACACTTTCCATGATGTATTGTTTGAGGCTTCGCATTTTTTATTCCTGTATATCTTATTTATCTTTTTAAGTGGATTTTGCAGCCAACATCTTAAGCAACTCGTTTCTGTCAAGTTCTCTGCCTTCACCTACTGGGGTAGCTTCAATTTCTTTCTCTCTGCTTGCTTCTTTTTGATCTAATTGTGCTTTCTTTAGCTGCAAATCAATCATCTTTAATTTCTTATTTAGTTTAGCAGTCTTTGCGGTGATTGCATGGCCAAGCATAGTTCCAGCAACATTGAATATCTCACTAGCATATCTGCTATCAACTTGCATACCTAAATCCATCAAATCTTTATAACTTGATTGTGCCATTTCAGCTAGCCCATCCATCTCATCATCAGCAGCTTCTAATCCACGTACTTGGGGTAATGCTTGTTCTATTTTTGATAGACTGTCTAATGCTTCGGTAGTGATTTCCTGTGCATTATCTGGGGTTGGTTTCGCCAAGTCATCTATATCGTCTTGGGGAAGTTCAAATAATTCTTCTAACTTTTTTGTCATAAAAGTATTTAGTTACTTTCGTGACCCGTTTCTAAAAAGGTCATCTTCGGTAATAACTCTAAATGTAAAGCCTTGTACTTTGCAATATGCCATTGCAGATTGCCATTTAGCATGATTAACCGCTACCACAGCACGGTCTCTCGCACTTGCCACTCTACTCTCTATTAGACTTTGTTTTTTGGGTTTAATTTCTACGACTTCAGCAAGCTGCTTCCCATACTTGTTTTGATAGACTACAAAGAAGTCAGGTATATAGTTGTGTATCTTACCGTCTAATGGGCTACGATATGGAATAGCCATCGATTCACTTGCCCAGTGTGTCACACTTTTATGTGTATCACAAAAGGTCATGAATGTAAGTTCCCATCCTGAACGATATTTAGGTTTATGCTTACCTACATATTTTTGTGGGTTTTTAGGAGTGTATATACCTTGTGCCCAGTTAGCCATGATTATTGTACGATGTTACGTGCCACTGTTTGATTTGGCCTTGGTAAAACACTAGTACCATACAGTGTAGTTTTATTTTTAAAACTATTAAGATAGTATGCAAGTATTTGATTTATTTCCATCTTCTTATTGCCTTTAAGTTGGTTCAATAGATCAAGTACTGGTATTTGAGTTTGTTGTGCAATTCTAAATAATATAACAGTAAAATTATCAGCTATGTTTACCGAATCACAAATTGAAGTAAAATATGAATGTACAACATCATATTCATTAGGGTTGACAATGAGGTTAAAAGAGTAAAACGAATCAAAAATTCTGATTGTTTTATCTATTGTGTTGGATTTACGATTATCTATTACGCTTGGCATCTTTTATTTATCAGAGTTAATTTGTGTTTCTACCATATTGTTGAAACGCATAACTAGGAAGTTGGTATCCAGCCGGTTTGTCTCCTAATTGTTCAGAGCCGTGTTGTGCATTAGTGGGTTGCCCTGCTTTATTTTCTGTTGCAGTAGTTTGTCCTGAACTAGGAAAATTAAACATAAGATTCCTGGTATTAGTTTGTTCTGCACCATTTGGCAATCCTGCAACGACAGGCGAAGGTGCTACATCCAAAGGTTTAGTATTTTTGAGAGAATCATTTGCAGCTAAACTAGGATTATTCATGCCACTGCCATATCCCCCTACCATTGCTCCTGTGCTACTAGTAATTGCGCCTCCTGCACTGTCTACTAAAGTTTGTGGACCGGGCACCGGAGAATTTGCACCTTTTGGTGTTATGGTACTTAATCGCCTATCATAGCTTCCGTCATCAGCGAATCCTGTAACTATATTACTTGGATCTCGTCCATCGATTGCACCTTCGTTATAAACTACTGTTTCGTAATCAATTGACATTTGATTTTCCATGATGCCTGTACCTTGATTATAGTCATATGTGTCGTGTGTAAATCTAGTTATGATAGGGTTTATTAAAGTATACGCAGAAAATAGATGTCTATTAAATCCAAATATAGTAATGTTTTTGAAGAAAGGAATTTTAACTCCATCTGCGTTTTGATTCTCTCCTATGTAACCCCAATCATTATTACCGGTTATAGAAGGTTTATACTGTGTTCTATCATTGTATCTAGCTTCAGTAGGAATTATTATTGTGCCGCCTCCTCCTTGCACCGGTGTGCCTCCAGCACCTCGATTACCAGAAAATACTACTTCAGGAGTAGTACCATCAAAATAATAATAATTATAATATGCTTTCCATAATGCTCTTATGGTTCCGCCTAAATTAGGAGTACCTAATCCTGAACCATTATCATCGTGGAATGAAATATCTATTGGATCATATTTTATTTTTGTTTGTACAATTCTTTTACGATTATACTGATTCATTGTTGCAGTTTCAATATTATAACTAGGAAGTTTAATTGTTTTAACTAAAACACCATAGTCATTGTCAACTGCATCAGGAAACGCTTCTGAGTTTATTTTAAAATAAACATGAAATAAGTATTTGAATTTAGGAGTATTTTGATAATTCCCATTTTCTCTAAAAATTCTACTTGCGTGGGCATAATCACGCAAGGTCGCTTGTCCAGATGTGGTAGTACCTGGTCTGCGTGGGTAAGCACGCTGAATATTATTTGGTATATCTTCTGACCAAGTATCAGCCATATTTAATAGCCAATTAAAATATTATATACCAGCGCCAATACCAGTAGCAATATCTCCAACTGTTCTCTGAATAGCTTCGCCAACACCTACTGTACCGCCACCAGCAGACTGAACTGCGTTATCATAGCGTAATGTTAGTGCAATAGTTACTGCTTCATTAGTTGCATAGTTCAATGTGTTATAGTTTGCAGTTTGAATAAAGCAACCATATAATTCCCATGTCTCTAATACAACAGGACCTTGAGTTCCATTACCACCGTCTAGTATTTCGATGTTAGTTTGAAATTTATAATCTTGACCACTAGCTGCACTTGCTTGTTCAACAAAGTCCATTTGCTTCTGTAGTTGTTGTCCTACTAATGCAGATACTGTACCTGATGCATCATCACGAATGTTGATAGCAAGTGTTTGCCATGTTGCTTTACCTGCCAAATACATAGTTGAGTTATATATTGGTAATGTTATTTCTTGAAATTGTACCTGTGGTCTAGCGCAGTCAATAATTTGCTTAGTTAGACTTACTGTATCACCGACAGTTCCAATATTAAAAAAGTTTACTCTAAACCTAAATTGTAGTTTAGGCATTAATAAACCCTGATTGCCACCGGCATTATCAGATGCTACTGTCATGTTGAACAATGATTGTGAGGCTGTTGCCATTTTATGTTTCTCCTATTAATCTTATTTATCTTAAATTAAAGATAACCCCTTTCGGGGTCATCTTATAATGCCTTTATCTCACCTGTGTTTAATACTCTAACTGGAATATAGATAAATTCAGCTGCCTTGACTGGTTCGATTGCAACATCTACCCATAATTCATTTCTATCTATTCTTGCAGGAGTATTGTTTGATTGATCACAAATTACAAGATAATCATATATGCCTCGTTTTGCAACTAAATCAATCATTAATGTTTGTATTACTGCTTGAATCTGATTACGTGTTAGTGCATCATTCGGTTCAAATACAAACGGTCTTGATGCTAATTCTAATTGTCTACGAATATAAGCAATCAATCTAGCAACATTGGTTCTATCTAAAGCACTTTGACTGTCATAGCTTGTCTTGTTACCGTAATTTAGCAATCCAACACCAGTAAAGAATACTAATGGATTGATAAAGTTAATATACAATACATCACGAATTCCTAAGCGTGTCTTGATAGTTATAAATTCACCTGTTGCACTATCTAAATATCCAATGTTTGTAGCATTGTCGATATTACCTCTACGTGTACCTGCTGCTGCTAACCAAGGATAAGCAATAGTGTCATTGCGTAAGAAAGTACGTAGCATCATATGACTTGCTGGAACAGCAACAATATTACCTGATAAGTCTGAAGTCAATCCGCTTGGATAGAATAGACCTAAATATGTATTACGTGTTACACATCCTTCTTCACCTGTGCTTGTGGCACCTGCTGCATTAGTTGCCCATGCTTGAATTGCAGTAGCATCTGCTGGCAATCTCATCGGAGTATCACCTAAGATGTATGCTGTCTCGCCGCGATCTGCATTCAATACGACCATGTTAGGTTGTAATTCTGGGTAGTTAG